GAAGAAATTATAGTAGCTAATGATAATACTATTATAGATATAGTTGAATCAGAAATGAGACGATTGGGTAACTATGCTGATTTAAATCATATAGATACCTCAAAAGTAACTAGTATGCGTTCATTATTCAGAAACTCAAGATTCAGAGGAGATATCTCCAATTGGGATGTATCAAATGTCGAAGATATGTATGAGATGTTCACTGACTCCAGATTTGACGGAGATATCTCCAATTGGGATGTATCAAATGTTAAAGATATGAGATACATGTTTACAAATTCGAAATTTAATGGAGATATCTCTAATTGGGATGTATCAAATGTTAAAGATATGAGTTCTATATTCCAAGGATCCAACTTTGATGGAGATATCTCTAACTGGGATGTATCAAATGTTAAAGATATGAATTATATGTTTTATGACTCTAACTTCAATGGAGATATCTCTAATTGGGATGTATCAAATGTTGAAAACATGGGTTCTATGTTTCGAGATTCAGAATTTAATGGAGATATCTTTAAATGGGATACCTCTAAAGTTAAAGATATGAGTTTTATGTTTTTAGAATCCACATTTAATGGAGATATCTCTAAATGGAATACTTCTAATGTAAATACTATGGAAGGTATGTTTCGAGATTCAGAATTTAATGGAGATATCTCCAATTGGGATGTATCAAATGTTAAAGATATGAGATACATTTTCAAGAATTCTAAGTTTAATGGAGATATTTCTAATTGGGACTTAAATAGATCGGTAGATACTAATCGTATGTTTGGATAATTTAGTAATAGATATTTAAAAATAAAATAAAATATGAATAATTTAAGAAATTTCTCAAAAAAATAGAGAGCTAATTAGTAAAGTTTATGGAAAACCTTCAGAAATTTATGGAGTAGTTGTAGTTGGATTATATAATGGAGAACCTATCTCAGTTAAATATGATCCATTAGGTTATAAAGAAGGATTGACCGAATATAGGAATATGTTCAAGCAAGATTATCCTGGAGCTACTCATTTAAAAGGATTTTGGTTATCGAATCCAAGAGGAATCAGTAGTGATGCTGAAGAATATATGAAGGAATTGAAGAATAAGTAAAAGAACTCGTGACTTATATCTACGTAGAGAATATTAGATATAAGTACTAATAAATAATAAAATATGAAAACCTTCTCGCCTAAAAGTCAATATCAACATCAACTAGCTCAATTAATAAAAGTTCTTACTGGAAGACATAAAGAATATTATGAATGGTTGATCGGACGAGCCATAGTTAATGAACTAACTAATATGGAATCCATCTTCACTAAAGAAGAATTAGATATTTTCAAAAAATATAAGATAGAAAAGAAAGCATGTTTTCAAAATGCATATAAACTTGTCACTCATAATCCTAAAAGAATAACTTATATCGAAGGGATATTGATGTATGGTGGAGTTCAGATAGAACATGCATGGTGTAAAATAGATGATAAATATTTTGATCCAACAGCATATTATTGTTTTGGAAAAACTACCTTAGGTGACGAGTATAATGAAATTATAGAATTAAATGATATGGATCTGTATAAATTTTCAGCATTGACTGGAGTATATGGACCGTATATAGTAGAATATTATCAAGAAATAATTTAAATATAAGAACATTTTCAACAAAATTACTTCTTAGAGAGTATGTCAAATTAGTAGCTAAACAAATTAAAATAGCTGCTTTTGACTCCGAAAGTGCTTATGGATATAGTAATGATTGGTAAAATAATTTAAATAATGAGTACAAATATAGTAGATGCCAATTTAGTAGATCATTTATCCAATCTATTATCTTTAAAAATAGATGATCAAATTAAAGCTGCAGCTACTATTTTAGGGTATAAGAAATTACCTCCAACTATAGAGGAATTTATAGAAGATGATTATTATCTTGGTAGAACTTATTCCAATCAAAAATTATATCCTTTTTGGAAGGAAAAATTAATGGAAATATTTCCATCACCAATACATACTGCTTCATACATAGTAGTATTAAAAGGAGGGATTGGAACTGGAAAAAGTACAGTAGCTAAAATAATGGCTCTTTATAATCTATGTAGATTAGATCATTTAAAGAATGCTCACGATACATTGAGATTGGCTAAGGGTAAATATCTCGATTTTAACTTCTTCAGTGCAAGTAATGAATTAGCTATATCTGAATTTATAGATCCATTAATATCTGTAATGAGTGATTCACCCTACTTCAGTGGAGGAATGATAAATAAACCTCCCTACACATTTACAACTGACGGAGTTAGAGGAAATAATGCTATATCAAAAGATGTTATTTTCTTTAATTTATCTGAGTTAAATTTCGTAGCTAGGGATGTAGCAAGAAGAAAGTTAAATTCAGCGTTAAAAAGATGGGATAGTCGATTTGGTCATGTAAAAGGGTATTTTGGAAATATAATCCTGGACTCTTCAAGTAGAGGAGATGATGCCATCGTAGAAGAATTTGTTAAAGATAATCCATATGGTGAGCATGTAAAAGTGATTAATGCTAATCAATGGAAAGTCCGAGAACATATGAATATGTACGGTAGAAAAGGATGGTTTTATGTTTACGCTGGTGATTCAATAAATAGACATAGTATTTTACCTGAGAATTTTGAATTATTAGATACTATGGATCCAGATAGAGTCATAAAAGTTCCTATGGAATTATATCCCGACTTTAAATTTGATCTAACTACAGCATTACAGGATAAAGCTGGAATTAGTACTAAATCCTCTGGAGTATTGTATTCAGATACCACAAATCTTAAAGCTTGTTTCACTTTACCGATGTATACAGAGGACGTGATTAAAGTTGATTTCTACGATAAAATGGATAAGTTAATCTATAAAGTAGATAGGTATTTATATAATATTCCTCGAGATAAAATCCTTTTTATTAGATATGACATCGGAGTAACTGGTGATAATTGTGGATTAGCTATATGCTATTTTGATAAATTTGTACGGTATGATGAGGATTCCAATATTATGAGACCTACTTTTAAAGTACCAGTAGCTTTAGCAATTAATCGATATGCTGGTCAAGAGACTCCAATTAATCACTTATATGAATTCATAAAGGATTTAAGTAATGAATTTGAGATAGGGATGTTTACTGCCGACCAATTTGCATCGAGACAGTTATTACAGGATTTAACGAGGGATGAAATTGCGGCTAAGTATTTATCTGTGGATAGAACTGACGAAGCTTATATTTACTTGAAGAATTTAACTAATAATAATTTAATCGAAATAGCTAATAATAAATTATTATTTAATGAATTAGCATCCTTAAAACATATTGATGGAAAAGTAGACCATCCAGGTGATGGTTCAAAAGATATCTCTGATGCAGTATCTGGAGCAGTATTTTCATGTTATCAAAATATCGATTTAGCTGGAAAATTAAGTAGTAAATATAATGCAGAAACTTTATCAGATCATATGAAAATTAGATTAGCAACTGCAAATAGTGTGAATGATTATGAGAGAATGATAAGTGGTATTTTTAATTAATAATAATGTATGTTTGAATCAAGAACTTTAGAATTGATAAATTCCAGATTAAAAAAGATGGAAACTGATAAGGAAGTGAGAAGTACTTCTACTCCATCTAAATCAAGAGAAATTCCTGATTCAAAAAGTGAAGTAACTACTCCTCAATCAACTTCAAAAGGTATTGATGAGGTGGGAAGTATATCTGATTTAGAAAAGTCGAAATCAACTCCGATAGATCGAGAAGAAATTATTGATACTCCCGAAGATGAAGGAAGTGAAGTAATTAGTTCTGAAGGAGTTGTAGATACTCCCGAGTCGGATGAATTGGCAGGGGAGTTATTTATGGATACTACTATCGATTCAGAAAATATAAATAAGGATTTAGTATCGGAAGGAATAGTAGATACCGATCTACCTTTGATTGAAGATATGGAAGTAGCTGAATTAATAGATTCTCCATCTTCAGAAAGTGAGGGAGTTAATATCAGTGAAGTATCAATTCCTGAATCTATTAATAGTGAATTATCGGATGAAGAAATATCCACGCCTGAATCTATAGATAGAGAATTATCACTCAGTGAAGTATCAATTCCTGAATCTATTAATAGTGAATTATCGGATGAAGAAATATCCACAATTAATATAGAAGATAAAACTGACTTAGATGTATCGGAGGCTTCAGAATTAACTCAAAGTGAATCAGATGGAGCTTCAGATATTGAGTTGGATAAAACTCCTCAATCAAATAATCCTGATTTAAATGAAAATCAAATCACTACTCCCGAGTCAGGTACTTCAACTGACTCCGATCCTAAAGATTTATTAGATACTTCAGAAACGGAAAATAGGGACTTATTAACTGACGAGGATTTAATACTCACCACTCCAAGGAAAAGTGATGAATATTATATGAGCGAGCTAAAAATAGCTTCAATTCCTACAGCTAAATCTTTGGGATATGGTGATGCGGATAAAACTTTTTTACAAAGAGCTGAAGAATTAACTTATAAATATCTTGATTTAAGTATATTAGTAAGTCAAGATCTATTAAACAATTCTTATTCAGGAATCGTAAAAACTTTAATGCATCCGAAAGCTAAAGTTCTAATGTCAAAAATTAGCGACTTAGTAAGGAATAGCGTACCGATGTTGAAGTATTTTCATTCATTAGTTAGTGATATTAAAACTGATTATGGAGCAAGATTAGCTCAATTTATATTAGCTTCAACGAGAGGATTATATAAGGGATTAGATGGATTTGTATTAGATCCGAAATATCCAATACCAGGTAATGTTATATCTAAAATCCCAATTGCTAAATTAAAAGAAGGAGGGATAGAACTACCTAATGAATATATTGGATTGGAGTCACAATATCAACATCCAGATACATTAAAACCCTCGAAGTCACAAGGATCGGATGGTATCGCTGAAGTGGATGACCAAGATTTAGATACTGAAGAGGAGTTTATTCATAATTTACCTGGAACTGAAGAAGGTAGTGATATTGATTCAGATAAAGACGAAGGTAAAAAATTTATTCATAATTTACCTGGAGGATCGGATGGTATCGCCTCGATCATGCACTCCTATGATATGAATAAAAGTCTTTCCATATTATCTGAATTCAATACGTTAGAATTCGCTACATTTAATCAATGGAAAGTGACCACTTACGATATTTCAGGAAAAATGCTTCATCCAGGTCATTTCTTCAAAAGTGGTGGAGATATCGGAAAAACTTTATATAATAATATTAAAAAACTGGGATTTAGAGTAATAGATATCGATTATAATGTATCTCAATACTCCACCTATCAATTGACTCTTCATCGGACTGGATTTACATTTCCAACTGGTTCCGATTTAGAGACTTCAATGACAGTTACATTCTTAGATGACAGAGATATGACTGTATATAATACATTTAAGATGTATTCGAAGTACTTATTAGCTAATCCAAATTCGAAATATTGTTATGATCCAAGAGACATAGCAATACCATTTCAATTCGTAGTTTATGGAACGATGGCTATGAATTTAATAAAGAATTGTAGTTCGGAGTCCGATCTGGATAGATTGATGAGAAAAGAAGCTTACTTGGATTGTTCATTTTATGTTGTTCCTCACGAGTTACATGATTCACTGAATATTTCTAATGAAGCTACAGCTAAAGATTATGATATTACTTTCAGTATAATTGGAATGGAAACTTTTAAATTATATACTGGATCTGGAAAAACCAAATTAGATATTTTATAATATGTCGATAATTAATTTGAATTCAATTACTCATAGCAATATACTTGATACGGGGATAAATCTGTATTATATCGCTGCATTAATACATTCGAATTCAGGGCATTCAGAACCTCGATATATTACAAATCCAGATGATTTAGAGGTATATTATGGTGATTTTGAGTATAAAAAGAGCTTAATCGACTTAATTAACAATGGAATTCCTGTAATTGCTCAACCATTATTAGTTCCTGGATTTGAGACGGAGAGGGCTTCGTTGAGAATATCTAATTTAAAGACCAATAAGAACTTACAATATTTAATTAGAGAGTATAAAGACGTATCTGAAGTAATTTTAGAACATAATTTAGAGTATTACCCGAAAATTACTTGTATCTTATTTAATGGAGTAGTAGTGACTCCTCAAATTAAGTATTTAGATATAAATACAGTATTAATTAAATTTGATAAGGTATTTAATGGATATGTAAGTATAGATGCGTATAAGAAAGAGTGTCAATTTAAAATATTTGAATTAGATGCGGGTGATTTTATGGAATATACATTACCATTTGATCATTATGAATTGATAGCTTTATCCGATGGTAATTATATCGAGATGGATATAGAATATTTATCTCAATATTATATAAATATTCTTAATGCCACTATTAATAAAGTAGAGGTATTTATTACTTACGATGATGACTCTTCCCTTATAAAAAAATCTATTAATTCTTCTATTGAATTAAGTCACTTTATAGAAGGTTATCCTGTATTAAGAATTATCCAAGATGGGATGGATATTACTAAAGAAATAGATATACAATATTTAGAAAATCAAATCAGGATTGAATCGAATTTGATTTATAATGCTGAAGTGGTATATAGAGAATTGGCTGATGACTCTAAATATTTAATTCCACAATTAGATAGGATTTTATTAACTCATCCAAGTGAATATTTGAGTCACGTGGATATTTATGATGGAGTCGAAGTAGTTAGTCATCTTAAATATGAGATACCTCCCACTTCAACATTTATTCTGAATCATTATTTAGGATATTATCCTGAATTAAAAGTAGTTGATGAAGATAATAATCCAGTATTTTGTAGTATTAAGTATTTAAATAAGAACTCGATAGAATTAAAGTTCAGTACTCCATCGAATTATACTGTATATATAAATAATTTTTCATCGATTATACAAAGGTATTTAGGAGAATTAATTAAAAATAATTCATTGGTAGTACCTATGGTTAATGAATACTTCGAAGTAATAGTATTAGATAAAGAAGGGTATTTATGTCATCCAAAAATTAAAAAAATTGCTGGAGAATTAAATATATCGATAGAGTCCACTGGAATATATAAAGTTTATCTAATAAATACAACGAATGCAGATACAGAGTATATATTTATTGAAGGTGAAGGTTTTATAAATCATAATTTAGGATTTATCCCAAATTATGTAGTGATTGAGAGTGAGGATGAATCTATTTGTAAAGAAATCAATACCGATTTGAATCAGACTAAATTACTCGCCTCCAATCAGTTAGGATTGGATGTATATTATCTGAGAGATATAGAATCCATTGAATCTTCTGAAATATTAAAAAAGTACTCCTATAATAAAACATTCAATTATATATTGGATATCGATTTAAATAAAGATATCTTACCTGAATCAGATAAATTCTGGTTAATACTCAGTTTAGGTAGCGTTACTGGAATTAGGCTAAGTTACATAATAGCATATGATGAAGAGTATGTCCAAGATAATATAAATAACTTAGAGTATATCGAGAGCGATTTAAGTTATGGATATGATTACTCTATCGAGGGATTAAGTAATTTAAAAACTCGAATTCAAGAATTAATAGTACTTGAAGGAATAGATAAATATAATCATGTATATGATTTATCTGATTTAGTTATGAAATTATTAGATAAACTCATAGAAAGTTATCTAATCGATTATTCTTATGATGCATCGCCAGTTGGAGTGAGTGAATATTTTAATTACACATTGGAAGTGGCCAATCATTATGATTTAAGATTAATAAGCACTTCCGATTTTATAGTTAAGTATCTTCGTCCATCTATTAATGAATTATTAGATCGATATAACTCAGAAGAGAATTATCCCGATTTTATAACAATCAACTCAGATCTTCATACAAAACTTTTGAGTAAGATTTCCGATGATAGCGATCCGATGACTCAATGTAAATTATTGATTACGACCTGTAATCCAATTGAACATAAAATATTTATGTCATTGGTACCTGGAGTTGAGTACAGAAAAGAAATATTACAATTAAATTCTTCATTTAATTATGATCAAGATTTATTAACTCATTTAACTGAATCTCATAAATTGATGGATATTTATTCTAAATTTTATGGAGAGTCAGGAAAATCGACTAATGTAAGAGTAACTCCAAGTAATTCAGGAGTTCATATATCGATAAAGAGTCATAATAAATCAGAAACTATAGAATATCTAAATATAGATTCTCCAAGATCGAAAATACATTCTGAACTTGTTGATATCAAATTATATGATTATATAGATCCCGAAAAAGGTAGGTATGATCAACATGAATATTTTGAAAAGTTCGATCCAGAAACTTTTGATGCTACTAAAGTTAAATATATCGAACTGCCTGAAATTGATAGCAATTTAGATAGAGGATTTCATAGACTAAATTTTGAGGATGTCAGTTTGTCAGATATCGTGAAGTCATTGACAATGATTAGTGATTATGAATTTTATCCAGATTTAGTTTTATTGAATCGACTATATTCATCTGAAGATTATTCAATTCAACAATTAATTCAGTCATTGAAATTAGTAATTCAGGATATGAAAAGTCAATATTTAATTAAGTTGAATAAAGACTTAATTTCTGAATTAAATCCGATCACTTTCAATAAATTATTTATTAATTCAGATAGTCGATTTTTATTATTTTACGATGAAATCACTCTGGATGAAGTCCCTTATCCAATGTATTTTCCTTATTGTATGAATTTCATTAAAGATGATTACTTATCATATATAAATATTCCAATAATAGCTCCATTGATTAGTAATGATTCAGAAACTAGAAAATTACGATCAAAGTTGGATGATTTAAATATTAATTATTTGAAGTACGATGAGAGGGAGTATTTTTATGAATCTATAAAAGAATTTAAGGATTCGAATTATATCTTAAAATATATTTTATTGAGGATCCAAAGAGAATTTTATAGATCAAAATCGCTATTCATTTCAAAATCTATAGATGGAGTAGAGGATGCAATCCAAATCATTCAAAATAATCTGAAAAATGGTCTATCATCGCTTCAATCGATTAATTTGGATCATACTCGAACTAATGATGGATTAAATATAATAGGTGAATTTACTTTAACTAAAATGTCGAATAAAAATTATTTTATAAACTTTATAATATCTAATTAATATGAGTTATATACAAAATATCTACAGTAAAATCAGTAATGATGATATTTTAAAATATATTAATTTCGAGCAAATTCGTCAAGAAGATAAAGAATTTATCCGTAATGACTTATGGCATTTTGAATTTATTACTTCTCCACCAGCAGTATATTTTCCTGGTCAAGAATTAATTCAAGCTCGATTAAAAACTGTATCATTTGATACTGAAGAAAATATTACCACACTAAATGCTGTAATTCGTCAATTCAATATCAACCAAGCAGTTATTGGAGGTAATACTAATGGAACCATTACTTTGAATTTCGTAGATAGAGAAGATCAAGCGATAGCATTAATGATTGATGATTGGAGGGAAAAAATATTCTCTCGATCAAATCGATTTGCTTATAGAAAAGTCGATTTAATGTGTGATTGTAAATTACAAGTATTCAATACGAATCGAGCTGTAATTAGAGAATATATATTTAGAAATTGTCAATCTAATAAAACTTTAGAACCTTTTGGAACTACATCGGATTCTCCAGATACTACAAATACTGAGTTGGATTTTGGTATGTCATTTGAACATTATGAATTGATTTGGTATATCGGTACTGTTACTGAAGGAATAAAAGCTATCAAAGGTTCTAATATACAAAAACCTTCTTACTAATTAAATAAAGTTAGATTATGTTTATAAATCAGCTTCCAAGTGAATATACTTATGAAGGATTCAGTGGAATTAATGTAACTCCACTGAATTTTCTTAAGTTACTTGAATATATGAATCAAGAAGTCAAAAATGATATAGATCAATTTTTCTTAGATTATTCAATGTGTGAGAAAGATGATCGAAATGTGAATAATCTATTATTATGCGATCTATTCTATATTATCTTCCGTAAAAAATGTTTGACAATAAATGAAGATATTAATTTCAATGCTTCAGTTAGATGTCCTATCCATCACGATGAGATTAAATTCAAGATCACTAAAGATGATATTAAATTTATTAAATTAGATAAAGAATTACTATCTGGAATCGAAGTCAATATTGCTGGAGAATATCATGAAGTTCGAATGCC